CGCAGCAGCCAGAGATGCGGGTGGTGGCGGCGGTGGAGCCGGGGGACGAGGGACACGACCAACCAGGTGGCATGCTCCGGATGCCGAAGACGACGAAACGCTCGACGAGGAGTTGGAGGGGGAAGATGTTGAGCCTGTTGAGCCAGAAGAAGATGATGTGGATGAAGGGGGCGATGGGGGGGCCGGAGACGCGGGGCCCACGCCTGCTCCAGGAAGAAGTATCGTCCATCGTTGGAGCAAGCGGCTTTCCGCAAGCGATGTGAATAAGAATGAGCAGAATGAACGGAATCTCATCTCGCTTGGTGTTGGAGGGCGGGAAGGGACGACTGCACGCGTGATGCAGGACATCAATGACATCCGTGACAGGATGATGTCGGATGAAGATTGGCAGCCTATTCGCATCAGCGGCGAGGATGCGGAAACCGTGACCTTACAGATCGAGGTGCGGTTACCTGACCAACCGATGCATATACACCAGTTGCAGGTTGTGCATGCACCGCATCGTGGCTCGGGCCAGCACAACTATCACACATCAATTCGGTGGGACGCCGATCTCGCACAGCGGCTTCGATCAGCCGCAGGAAATGGCTACGTCGGGCATTGGGCCACGCTGGACAGATTCGATTCAGACGAATACGCCCTCACGATCACTGCGGATCGCCCGAATCCAAGAACCATGGGAATGGGTGTCTAACGCTTAAAACGCCACAGCCGAAGCCGCTGTCTCGCCGCTTCAAGTAGCCGCAGGATTTCCTGCAACTCTGGGGTCACAGAAAGCAGTACCTTGTTTGTTGCAGCAACCAGCTGATCATCCTTATCCAATTGGCCACCGTTCGCCCGGCACACCTTATCGAGTTCAGATAGGCGCTTTCCTGCTGGCAACATCGGCACCAGCAGTCGCTGAATCTCGGAAGGAACCAACTCCAAAACCCCGCCGCCGTAGTTGCGCCCCTCAATCTCAGCCGAAAGCAGGGTGGCCGAGTTATGGAAACCGCCCACAAGGTCGGCCAGCCGGCCGAGATAGCCGGGCTTCATGTCACCCCTGTAGACGGTGTCGGTTGTGAACACGCCGGCCTTGTTGATCAGTAGCCGGTGATGCTGATGGGAACGCTTGGTCAACATCAGCGTCCCGTTTACTATGCCTGGCACCCGATACCATGGATTTCTGATGCGACACTTGAACCGTGTGTGAAGCTTCTGCTTCTCGCCCAATGCGATGTACTGAGCTGGTAGTGGCATGCTCCGTGGGTCAGCCTTCTCCGGTGCGAAGTCAAGCAGAAAGGCCCGGCGGCCCGCTTTGATGGTCCTCTTGTGATCCGCTTGTTCGTAGATGAGGCCCGGGCAGTCAGCTGTCTTGGCCAACAATGGGCGTGCCCAGTGACCCAGGTCGTGCTGGTCAAGGAGCGCCTTGTTGACCGTGAAGTACCCGTTTGCACCAGTCACAATAGACACGCCCAGAGTCGCCACGCGTCCGAGGGGCAACCAGTCTTGGCGGGCCGTCAGTAACGCCAGAGCCTCGCGCTCTTCAGAAGTAAGCAGTAGACGCGTCCAAGATAGGCGACTAGCCGGTATATCATGCTGCCAGCTACGACCATTCCCGGACGAGTGATCAACTATCGTCACCACGCGATGGTCGGACTCCGATGCTCTGCGGCCGCTGAGAACAATGACGTCCTGCAGTATTTCGGGGAAAGAATCCCTAGGGTAAAGGTCGGCAGTAAGTCCATCGAATTCTCGTAGCAGGAAATGCCGTATCTGACCTGCGGACTTGATGGAGAACAATTCAGCCGGCAATACCAACGCGAATGCCCCGCCCAGACGGATTCGAGATAGGGACACCAAGACGAACGGTATCCAGAGATTCGCAACGCCGTCGCAGGTCTGCCCGAGCGAGGCCAGAACCGATTCCGCATCCGATCGAACCATCTTATCTACAAACTGATACCGAACGAATGGCGGGTTCCCGACAACGGCGTCAAAGACAGCATCCGACTTGCAGGCCCAATCAAAAAAACTGGTGGCCTCAACCACCCCGTCGAGGCCGGCACCATCAAGGGACTGCTGGCACTTGGCAGCCTCTTCCTCGACCAATTCCACGCAGGTAAAACGAATTCCGCTTTTCTTGAAAGGCAAGCCGGCGGGCAAGTTCCTTACGAATGCCCCATCCCCGGCAGATGGCTCCAGAATCCGTATATCTCGTCGCGGGGCTATGAGTCGGGCGATCCGGCCGAAGCAGGCGTGAACCAGGAAGGCGGGGGTGTAGTAGCCTCCGCGTAGCTTGTCCACCGACATCTCATCCATGAGCTTCATCTGCTGCTCCTGATCGACTCAGAGTACGCTCCGAGTCTACCGTCCAAGCGGCCGCGTTGCAACTTGGTTCGCGTGCTGGTGGTTTCTTTTCGGGGCGGTCAACAGGCCGGGAACACGCCACCCCGCCTCCAGGCGAACGCCACTGCCTTCTGACGGGTAAAGCCCTCATCGCCCGGCTTCCAGAGCATCTCGAACTCGGCGGTGCATTCGCGGAGCGTCGGCGCGGTCGCCCGCCAGCCCTGGTTGGCGCGGGTGGTGACGTCAGCCTCGCCCGCCTCGAGGCTGAGCGTCACGTCCTTGACGTTGGCCATCTCGGTGAGCGTCGCCAGAGCGCCGCCCGCATCGCCCTGGTAGATTTTGGCATTCATGCCCAGCAGGAATTCTTGGGACATTCTTCGATCTCCTTATCGAACGCTGTCTCGCCACATGGCGGGCAGCTTGGGTTGTTCCTTCTCTGCGGCCGGGGCCATGAACGGCCTGGCCCGAATCTTCGCCCGTCTGCGTTTGCCCTTGCGCTCGACCGTGCCCGTTCCGCCGTATTCCAGCAGGTGCGGCGCTTCGCCTCGTCCCTTCTGGCTCAGCCGCACCGGTCCGATCACCACGCTGCGCTTGGCCGGCTCGTAGCCGAAGAAGATGAACTTCTTCAGCAGGCCCACGTGACTGTTGGGCGGCGTGCCTGGCGGCGAGGGCTTCTTTCGTTTGCGGATGCTCCCGCGGGCGGTGCGCCGCACGAACGCGCCGAACTTCGAGAGCACCCGCCGCGTCCCGGCGTCGACCTTGTCGCGGACCGCCTTCTTGTCGAAGAACAGCTTGGTGATCTTGAAGCCGATCATGACATCGCCCGGTACGTTACCGTCAGGACGCTGGTGAACACTCGCTGCTCGGCCAGGTGCTCGGGCGCGTAGACCGGCTGATTGGCCGTCCGCACCCACACCGCATACGGCGTCGCCGCCAGCGGCCGTTTCCGCAGGAAGGCCGCGATCTCCTCCACCAGCCCGCACAGCGCCGCGACCTCGGTATCCAGGTCCTTGCCCAGCTTCTTCTGCACGCCAATATCGATCTGCACGTCGTGCTGGCAGACCGACCGCGTCGAGCCGCTGACCTCGACGCCCTTGGGCACCACCGTCACGCGAAGCTCGGCCAGTTCCGACAGCTCGAACTCCGGCAGCACACGTCGCTGCGGGGTGATCGACTGGCTGAAACTGCCGGCCGCCAATTCGACGACAACGGCGTCCGCGATGTCGATGGCCAATGCCATGGGCTACTCCGCCTTCTTCAGTTCGCCGACCAGCCAGTCCACGTCGGCCTGGTTGACCGGGTCGACAGCCGCCAGTGCTGTCGCGAGGTCCACGCCCTTGGCGGCGTCTCGGCGCAGCGCCCGGGCGATGCCGGCGACGCGCTGGCCCGACATGTACGCCCTGCGTTGGGGGGCGGTCATGGCCGCGATCCGGGCCTCGCGATCCTCCACGGCCTGCTGCTGCTCGGGCGTCAGCGAGTCCAGCCGCTCCTGGCGGCGGGCCTCGACCTCTGCATGACGCTGCTCGGGCGTCATCCGCATCCGTTCGACCACCTGCTGTTCGGTGGTGCTGAGCTCCATCTGTCGCTGTGCCTCTGCCATGCGATGTTCTCCTACGCGATCAGGGTCTGACCGTGGCCATAGGCCTGGTCAAAGACGAACAAGGGGTCCCCGTAGTACTCGTTGATCCGGCCCTCGCGTCGCATCATGACGATCTTGCCGCCATCGCTCTCCATCCGGCCGGAGACGTAGATGTCGCGGTAGACACGGACCAGCGCGTCGTAGCCGACGTACAGGTAGGCGTCGTAATCCAGCGAGAAGTAGCCGAACAGGTCGGAGCGGCTGAGGTAGTCGAAGTAGATCGACCCTTCGTAGTAGACCTCTAGCCCGCCGTAGCGGTCGACGATGATCTTGCCGTCGTAGTGCACGGTGAGCGTGGCGTAGTAGTCGACCGACACGTAGCCGCTGATCGTGAGCGTTCCGCCGTACTCGACGTAGACATAGGAGCCATTGCTGACGTACAGCGAACTCTCATTGGTCATGTCCCCGTGGACGTACAGGCTGCCGGAGTCGGTGATGTAGAAGTAGTTGCGGTTGACCAGGCTCCCGCCCGACTCGACGTAGAACTCGCCGTAGTAGCGCACCTCGACATCGCCGCTGTAGTAGACCTCCATGCTCCCGTAGACGTGGACCTGGCTGTAGTCCTCGATGTACACGTAGCCGTCGAAGTAGGCCGACGCACCGCTCTCCACGGTGATGTAAGCGCCCTGGTAGAAGTAGGAGTAGGCGCTCCAGTCCTGGTAGAACGAGCTGTAGATGTACAGGCTGGAGCCGTAGACCACGTCGAAGTTGCAGTAGGCCCCGACGTTGATCGCCCCGTAGGCGTCGACCGTCCCGCCGTAGACCACCGCGACCGAGCCGTAGTCGTCGAGCCAGCCGTCGCTGCCGATGGCCATGTACCCCTGCATGTTGATGTAGGCCGAGACGTAGAGGCCGCCATCGATGTAGAGGGAAGCGCCGTTCTCGACCGTCAGTTCGTAGTACACCTCCAGCGTGGCGTACTGCTCGACGGTGATCTCCCGGCCGCTGGTCAGCGTGCGGTTGGTCCAGTCCATCGTGACGCCGTGGCCGGCGGCGATGATCACGTCATCGACGGACAGGTCGGGCACGGTCCCGCCGACCCACGTCGTGGTCTCGTCCCAGTCGCCGGATTGTGCGGACCAGATCAGTGCCATCTCTGCCTCACGCGAAGATGCGGTACGCGACGCCGTTGTTGCTGGAGGTCACCTTGACGTACAGCTTGCTGGCGTCGCTGATGCGGATGACCAGGCCCTCGTAGTTGCTGGGCATCACCGGGATGTTCTGGTTGGCCGAGTCGCCCACGAAGCATGGGTAGTAGTTCAGCGGGTTGCCGTAGCCGTCCATCCGAGCGCCGACCCAGACGAACCGGCACGGTGTCGAGACCGCCACGAGCGGCTGCGGCGTTCCCGACGAGGGAACCGTCTTCGTCCCGCCCGCCAGCGTGGTGCAGCCGGCCAGGTCCGTCAGCAGCGCCCCGGCCGGGGTGACCTCCACGTCCACCGAATTGATCCAGCGTTTGGCCATGCCATCAACCTCCGAAGATCAGCTTCCACAGCGCGCCCAGCGCCAATGTCACGGTCGAGCCGGCGATGATCCACAGCAGCCGTGACCGGGTCGCCTCGGCCGACTCCAGCCGGTCCAGTCGCAGCTGGATGCCGGGCTTGCCGTTGCCGCGAATCGCCTCGTCGAGTTTGTCGAGCTTCGTGTGGATCGAGGCGAACTCGTCCTTGCACACGCGGTCGTAATGGTCGCAGTCGCTCATGCGTCGGCTCCGATGTCCTTGGTGTGGATGCGGTAGGTCTGCCGGTACGGGTCGCTCCAACGCCAGCAGCCATCGCCGCCCAGGTTCATGACCTCGTATCTCCGCCCGTCGGCCACGATCACGTCGCCCGGCTCCGGCTCGAATCCCAGCGCGTCGGCCAGGATCAGAAAGTCCCAGACATGCGAGCCGATCGTCAGGCCCGACTCGTCGGCGACCTCGAAGTCGGTCTTCCCGTAAGTCGCATTCACCGTGACGGCGTCGGGCGGCCTGCGGTACTCGACGGGGCTGGAGCAGTGCGCCGTGCGCATCTGCTCCAGCCACTGCGAGCCTTGGCGGAGGAGGTCGCCCACCGGCTACTGCTCCAGGCGGACGCGAACGGTCGCGTCGGCGTCGACCGCCGCCTTGACCGTCTTGCCGAGGTACTTGTTGCCCGTGGCGGTGGTGGTCGCCTGCTTGGCGGTCGCGTTCCAGTAGACCTTCGCGCCCGCGCCGATGGCCGTGCCGGCCCCGGTCGCCTTGGGCACGTCGAACACGCCGGTCACCGCCAGAGCGCCGAGGGTGTTGGCGGCGATGTCCAGCTTGGCCACGCCCAGAAGGTCGTTCTGGACGACCACGTCGCCGGCAGCCACGTCGGCCCCGGGCGTGTAGTCGATGCTCTTGCCGTCATGAATGAACTGTGCGGTTGCCATGAGTCATGCTCCTTGTGTGTCGGATGGATGTCGGTGGTCCCGGTGCGGCCGGGCACGATCACCCGGCCGCACCGGACCTCGCCAGAATCCCAGGCTCCTGAACCGCCGCGCGGGGCGGGAGAAGGAGGTCCTGGGCTAACAGGCCTACTCGCCCTTCATCTTCAGCGCCCCGCGGAAATCCTGCTCCCGGACGCCAAAGTCGATGTACCCTCGGAACTGGATGCCCAGCGTGTTGAAGTCCGCGTCGGTCTTCTCCACGGTCGGCCGGTCCACGCCGTTGAGGAAGGCGACCTCGATGCTCGGCAGCCGGTTGGGGTCAGCCAGCAGATACCAGGCCTTGCTGGACGCCCCGTTGAAGCTGGCGTTCGAGAGGTACACGCTGGAGACGACCTCGAACTTGCCGACGTGCGGGTTGGCGTTTGCCGAAGGATTCGACTTCTTGTTGGTGGTGTCGACGTAGGTGGTCTCATTGAGCAGGACGCTCTTCATGAGCATCTCCGCCGGGACCTTCAGCGCCGTGGGAACCAGCAGGATGCTGGCCGGGATGCCCAGCGGCCGGCCGTTGGGCTTGACCTGGTCGCTGAACATCGTCTCGGCTGCCGTGAGCCCCTGAACCGTAAGGACGCTGTCCGCGCCTTCGGCGTAGTTCTTGTGGTCGGTCGAGAAGAACGCCTTGCCGTCGGACTGCACCGGGTTGCGGAGCCACAGGCCCCAGGCGGCGTCGGCAATGGCCTCGGCCGCTCCCATGCCGATCTGGCGCGGGATGTCCGTGAACGCGCCCATGTCGTCGTTGATGATCATCTGACGGGTGAGCGCGAACATGATCCCGTGCGTGTCGGCCTTCTGGCCGAACTTCATCTCACCGAGCTTGCCGTGCTTGAGCTCCCCGTCCGGGCCGACTTGCTCGAAGGTGAACGAGCCGGTCATGCGGTAGCGGGTGTGCTCCTTGAAGTCATTGACCGAGGCGATCTTGGCGATCTTCCGCCAGGCGTCCTCGATGTAGTTGTACCCCTCCAGCAGCATCTTGTTGGCGATGTTGGAGAGGATGCCCGGCAGGCTGGTGGTGCTGAAGGCGGCCTGGAGCCAGCCGGAGGCGTCGCGTCGGAAGCGAGGCAGTTGCCGGCCACAGGCGAGTTCGCAGAACTCCTGGATGCCGATACCCCGCAGGCGGTCAGCGGCCTCCAGGACTGGCTCGGCATACACCGCTTCGATCCGGCTGGTGGGCATGCCGGCGGCCATCAGGGCGACGGCCTCGAAGACCTGCGGCGCGGCCGGGCGCTGGGGCGTGGCGACCGCCGGCACCTTGGGCCGGCTGGCCCGCAGGATGTGCAGCTCGGTGCGGCTCTCATCCCAGCCGTCCTCGATGGCCTGGGCCTCGATGTCACCATGCTTGCCGGCGCAGAGCTTGCGGATCGCCTCGACGCGGCGCGTCTCGGCAGCCATCCGCTGTCGCATCGCCGTTACCGGATCGCCATCGGCGGCGGAGGCGTTGACCGTCGCCGGCGTTGCCGGGGCCTGGGCAGGCGCGGCCGGCGGGGCCTTCGGCGTCTCGGGGGCGGGCGGCGCGCCATTGGCGGGCGTCTCCACGGCCGGGCTGTCCGTGCCGTCGGGCTGAGAGGCCGTGTCCTGGGTTGCGGCAGTGCTGGTGTCGGTTCCGTCCATGATTTCGGGCTCCTTTGAGTTGGCGGCGATTCGTGCCGACGTTGCGGCATCCGCGCCGCTGTCTACGAACGAGATTTCCTTGAGGATGGCCTGGCGGACCACGTGCAGCGGCCCGTCGAAGGTCCGTCCATTGACCGTTACATGCTGACCGTTGGGGATGAACTCGGCGTCCACGACGGCAGCGCCGATGCTGGCCTGCCACGGGAAGCCGTTGACTCCGCTCTTGGCCACGTCACGCGCCCAGGAGGTGTCGCGGCTGACCAGGCCCTCGGCGATGACCTGCCCGCCTTCGATCACCACCCGCTGCGTGTGGCCCACGCCCTGACGCGGGTTGTGGTCGAGGCGGATCGGGATGTCCTGGCGCTCGATGGCCAGGCCCTCGAGGTCAACCACC